ATTAGCAGAAAATACAACAGGAACGAACCTTGTACTTTCAGGAAATTTAACAGTTGCAGGTATTGCAACATATGAAGATGTAAGAAATATAGATTCTATTGGTATTGTTACCGCAAGAACAGGAATTAATGTTTTAGCAGGTGGTATTGATGCAGTTGGTGTAGTTACTGCTACCAAATTACATGTTGGTGTTGATACTGGTTTTTATAATGAAGACCTAGTTGTAAATGGTAATGCAAGAGTTACTGGTATTTTAACAATTGGTACGGGGTCAATTACTCTTGACCCTGATCAAAAGAAAATTAGTGGTGTTGATGAAATAATTATTGGTACTGCAACTACAGTCAGAATACATCAAGCTTCTTCGGGAGAAGTTGTATTTAGTGATAGAGAAGGTAAAGAAGCATCTGTCGGTATTGGTACAACTGTTTCTATTAATACTACTGGTATTGTTACTGCTACTTCATTTTTTGGTGATGGTAGTGGACTGAGTAATATCATTTCTGGTGTCGGAATTCAATCAGGATCAGTTCGTGTTGGAACTGGATTTACTGACGTTAAATTTACTGGAGCAGGTGTAACAGTTGTAGGATCTGGAACGACTGTGACTGTCAATATTCCATTCTCAACAGTTACTAGGCAAACAGAAACATCTTCTGGTGTAACAACAAATTTCACAATTACTGGTGGATATGAAGTTGGTTTGATTGATGTGTTCCTGAACGGAATTAAACAGAGAAGTGGAGTTGACTTTACGGCTACTAATGGGTCTGTCGTAACTATGACACCATTTATTAGTGATGGTGATGTGGTTGAATTCCAAAAAATAGATCAACTAACAATTGGTGGAATTACATCAGTAACCAATGCTACTAATGCATATAACATAATTGGTGAAGTAGGTTATGCATCATCAGCAGGAATATCAACAAATTCCTCTCAATTAAATGGTCAAGCAGCATCTCATTATCTTGACTATGATAATTTCACAAATACACCAACAATTCCGACAAATAATAATCAACTGACTAATGGTGCTGGTTTTATTACAACATCATTCACCAACACCAATCAACTGACTAATGGTGCTGGTTTTATTACAACATCATTCACCAACACCAATCAACTGACTAATGGTGCTGGATTTCTAACAGCAACATCATCTGGTACAGGATTGACTGGAATCGTAACTTCTATTGTTGCTGGAACTAATGTAACTATCTCTGGATCAACTGGAGAAGTAACTATCAATTCTTCTGGTGGTGGAGGTAGTTCGGGTATTGAAATTGAAAACAATGGAACTTCTGTTGGAACAGGAATAACTTCAATAAATTTCAGTACCAATGTAACTGCAACTGCTAGTGGAGGCATTGCAACAGTAACTGCTTCTGGTGGTAGTAGTGGTTTTTCAACATATATTGCTATTATTGATGAAGTAACAAGTTATAATGTGCCAGGAGGAAGTTTTAGTAATGGAGACTGGAGAATTAGAGAGTTAAACACTATAACTTATGATCCAACGGATGTTGTTGATTTGGATACAAGTACACATGAAGTAACCATAAAATCAACTGGTACATATAGAGTTGATTATAGAGCACCTGCTCTAAGAGTTGACAGACATCAGACAAGGATTTTAGATACTAGTACACCAACGGTTAGAGGATTGGGGTCTAATGCATACTCCCAAGATTCTGGATATTACTCCCTAACCGAAAGTTTCGGAACTTTTATATGGACAACAACTAGTGCAAATCAAAAATTCAAATTACAACATAGATGTAGTGGTAGTCAGACTTCTGCAGATGCTATGGGAAATCCAAATGCTGATAGTTCTTGGGGAGATAACTACTATTCTCAAGTCATAGTTACGAAGTTATCATAAATATTCATAAAGACTCTTATGAGCAAAACTAGACAAATTGCAAATATGGTTTCTAGTGGCATTGATGCTCGTATGAACATCCCCACCTTTACAACCACACAAAGAGATGCTGGATCTTTTGATGCTGGGTCAGTAATATACAATACTACTTCAACTAAATTAGAGTTTTATAATGGTTCTTCTTGGCAATCACTACCTGGTATGTCTCTTGGTCTTACTGTGGCACTTGATGGATGATAAATAATAATGAGTAATTACTCTCTTGAATGAAAAAGAACGGCCGATGTCCTGAAGGACAATACTATTGCTACACTGATGAAAAGTGTAAACCAATCCCTAAAGGATTTAGAATGGTTGGCCGATCTGGAATGCTTCGTAAAGAAACTGGTCACACTATTGATGATAATAATTCCGATACCAAAAATAATGGTAACGAAAATGGTAGCAATGTAAGTGAAGAAGGTCTCCGTGATTGGTTTGGTAAATCTAAATCAAAAGATGGAAAATCTGGTTGGGTAAATGTCGTAACTGGTGGTACTTGTGCCAGCGATAAACCAGGTGAAGGAACACCCAAGTGTGTATCTTCTTCAAAAAGAGCAAGCATGAGCAAGTCCGAAAGACTTTCTGCTTCTAGGAGAAAAAAGAAAGCAGATCCAGGACAACAATCAAAGTCTGGTGCAGCTAAACCCACATATGTATCAACCGATTCTAAAAAAATGAAGTCTGTAAAAGAAGCAATCGATTTTGTAACACTACCTTTAGAAATTGAAATACCTAATGATATTAGAGATTTTAATTTGGGACTTATGTTCCGCGAAAGTTTAAGTGTGAATAGTGGAATGTACTTCATGTTTGAAGAAGTGGGGCAGAAATCATTCTATATGAGGGAAACTAAAATTCCTTTGGATATTGCCTTCATTGCAGAAGATGGTACAATTGATAGTATTAAAGAATTAGAACCATATAATGAAACTCCTGTAGAATCAGAAGGTGAAGTATTATATGCTTTAGAAGTGAACCGTGGATGGTTTGCTGAAAACAATGTTGAAGTTGGAGATGAAATCAACGTTGAAATTTTAGAAGCATCAGATAAAAAAGGTAAAGGCAGTGGAAGTAAAGATGCCTGCTACCATAAAGTAAAATCACGTTATTCAGTTTGGCCAAGTGCATATGCGTCAGGAGCACTAGTCAAGTGTCGTAAGAAAGGTGCTGCTAATTGGGGCAATAGCACAAAGAAAGAAGAAACAGAGATTGGTGAAGCATGTTGGAAAGGTTATGAGAAGAAAGGTATGAAGACCATGTTTGGAAAGAGATATCCAAACTGTGTTAAGAAAACCAAAAAAGAAGATGTTGAGATTACAGATGCATATGGAGAGACGTATGCCGTAATTCAAGATATCGTAAAACCAGAACCTCTCAAACCATCAGTCAATTCAATTGATTATGAAACTTATGATTTGGATCAAATGGTTGAAGCAATAAGATTACCTGCACAAACTGGTAATCTTGTTGATACATATTTCAACTATAGAGGAAAGTATTTTTCATTGAAGATGTTCTTCCCCCAAATTTCAGTCCCTAAAAAATCTGATGTTCAAAATCAGATTGAAAAAGTATACCCTGGCGCAAAATTACAAACGTTCAGAGTTTCAGAGTATGTCCCAGGACAACCAGTTCTCCATGCAGAAGGTGCAGCATGGACAAAAAAGTCAGGAAAAAATAAAGAAGGAGGTCTCAATGAAAAGGGACGAAAATCTTATGAAAAGGAAAATCCAGGATCTGACCTTAAAGCACCAAGCAAAAAGGTTGGAAATCCCCGCAGGGCATCCTTCTGCGCTCGAATGAAAGGAATGAAAAAGAAATTGACTTCTGCAAAAACTTCAAGAGATCCAGATAGCAGAATTAACAAATCACTTAGAAAGTGGAATTGCTGATTAAATTATGTCTGATAATGTATATCTTGGCAATCCCAATCTAAAAAAAGCAAATACTGCAATTGAATTTACTCAAGAGCAAATCTATGAGTTTATGCGATGCAAAGAAGATCCTGTTTATTTTGCCAATAACTATATAAAAATTGTTTCTTTGGATGAGGGTCTTACTCAGTTTCATCCATATCATTTTCAAGAGAAGTTAATCAATAACTTCCACAATAACAGATTCAATATCTGTAAGATGCCACGTCAGACTGGCAAGTCTACTACTGTGGTATCGTATCTTCTTCATTATGCGGTATTCAATGACTCTGTTAATATTGGCATCCTTGCTAACAAAGCAGCAACTGCTAGAGAACTTCTAGGAAGGTTACAGACTGCATATGAGAACTTGCCCAAATGGATGCAACAGGGTATTATTGCATGGAACAAAGGATCTCTAGAATTAGAAAATGGCAGTAAGATATTGGCAGCTTCTACGTCTGCAAGTGCTGTCCGAGGCATGTCGTTCAATATCCTCTTCCTCGACGAATTTGCATTCGTTCCAAACCATGTTGCAGACTCGTTCTTTGCATCTGTTTATCCTACTATTACTTCTGGTAAAAACACCAAAGTAATTATTGTATCAACGCCGCATGGTATGAACCACTTCTACCGTATGTGGCATGATGCGGAGAAAGGTAAAAGTGAATATATTCCTACAGATGTTCACTGGTCAGAAGTTCCAGGTAGAGATTCAAAATGGAAAGAGACTACAATTGCCAATACTTCAGAAGCACAATTTAAGGTTGAGTTTGAATGTGAGTTTCTAGGATCAGTCAACACTTTGATTGCTCCAAGCAAATTGAGAACTTTAATCTATGATAATCCTATTACTAGAAATGCTGGTTTAGATGTATACGAACAACCATTGCAGGATCATGATTATGTCTGCACGGTTGACGTTGCTAGAGGAGTGGGGGAAGATTATTCTGCTTTCGTTGTTTTTGATATAACACAATTTCCTCATAAAATAGTAGCAAAATATAGAAACAATGACATCAAACCGATGTTGTTTCCCAATGTCATATATGAAGTAGTAAAGAGTTATAATAGTGCGTTTATTTTATGTGAGGTAAATGATATTGGAGACCAGGTTGCAAGTATTATCCAATATGATCTAGAGTATCAAAATCTTCTTATGTGCTCTATGAGAGGTAGAGCAGGTCAAATTGTTGGCCAGGGATTTTCTGGTAAGAAAACTCAACTTGGTGTCAAGATGTCAAAGACTGTTAAAAAAGTTGGGTCTTTGAATTTGAAAACAATGATTGAAGAGAATAAACTCATCTTCAATGATTATGAAATTATCTCTGAGTTGACAACATTTATTTCAAAACACAATTCATTTGAGGCAGAAGAAGGATGTAATGATGACCTTGCAATGTGTTTGGTAATCTATGCATGGTTAGTTCAATCAGATTATTTTAAAGAACTTACTGATCAAGATGTTCGTAAGAGATTATATGAAGAGCAGAAGAATCAAATTGAGCAAGACATGGCACCATTTGGATTTTTAAATGATGGATTAGATAATGAAAGTTTTGTTGATACTGAGGGTGATAGATGGTTCACTGATGAATATGGTGATATGGCACATATGTGGGAATATAGATAATGGATCTAGATGGTCAAATAAAACTTGGTCACCTTTTATTACAAGATAGAAAATGTAGATCTTGTGGAGATGTAAAAAATCTTGTAGAAAGTTTTTATAGAACAAGAAAAGATAGAGGTCCAGTAGCATCATCATATTCATATGAATGTAAAGACTGTACTATAACTAGA